GGATCTATTTTAAGTTACAGATCAAATCACTACTAACAGTTTATAAGGAGCAAACAAATGGCGAGAAATAAGAACGCACTTAGGCAGCATTGGGTAGCAGCTATGCCTGTCGGAGACGCTGAACCTGATTACAAAAGACTAGCTGCATGGATTACTGACATAAACGACGACACAGCAGAAGAAGTGGAAGAAACCGCCTTTTACGACGGCGACGGAACACCCACCTCGGACGTTGTATCAGTTGCTATGTCGTACTCTTTCAGCGGTTACTACGATTCTAGCGACGAAGCACAGGCTTTGATCGCAGGGCTTCGCTTAGAAACAGGCGAAGGCAGAAAGATTATGCATAAGGTGATCGAGAGTGACGGTGCTAAGAAATTTGTCGGCACAGCTACGGTGACTGATATAGTAGCAGGGAGCGGAGCGGCTGAAGACTATGAAGAATTCTCCTGCACGATCAAGTATGACGAAATCCCTGCCTATGATACGGTTGCCACCACAACCACGCAAGCATAGACTAGCAACATGAAGGCAAGGAACTGAAAAGCCTTGCCTTCTGCACATTGGAGGAGGAACAATGAGCGACGAAATTAAGAAAGTACAGATTGAAATTAAGCGGACAGGCTTTCCTGTTACGGTGGGAGAGTTCGATCTTTTCTTCGATTCTTCTTTGGAGAATCTGCGCAAGTTTTTGAATCTAGAAGAAATCATAGAAGCGAAGACGGTTGAGCTGGAAGAAGTCATGGCTGAACTAGCCGATACCGAAGAAATCACGGACATGGCTAAACAGTACGACAAGGCGCAAATGATCATGCAAGCACAAATGGAAGTGGCATGGGATACTACCTTCGGGGCAGGTACTTTCAAAAAGCTGTATGCGAAGTATCCTGACCTATGGGCTTTGAATTCTGCCTTTGACGCAGCAGGCGAAGCCATAGCCATTGAAATACAGAAGATAGGTGACGAACGCTTGGAAGCGGTGCAGGGAATAAAATCTGACCTGTTAGCTAAGAAAGCGAAGAAGACCACAAAGTAGGTACAGTATGCGACTGAACGACATACTGCCGACGAGCTTCGAGTTCAGGGGCAGAACCTACGATATAGACCTATCTTTTGACAACGTGCTTGACGTGTACGACATTACCAGCAACAAGAACCTGTTAGACGTAGAAAAAATACACTTAGGGCTGATTCTGTACTTGGGCGACATAGAGCTAGAAGACCACTTGGAGCTTTGGCAATTTATACAAAGTGAGCTGATCGAAAAGGGCAAGCGCAAGGTTGTACAGTACGACGTGCTAGGCAACGAAATGCCCGACATGAACGACGAAGACGAAGAAGCGCACTTCGACATAAAGCAGGACGCAGACCTGATCTATGCTTCCTTCAAGTCTGAATACGGTATAGACCTGATCGAAGAACAAGGTAAATTGCATTGGCACAAGTTTCAAGCCTTACTACAAGGGCTTAGCAGCGAGAGCATATTGCAGAGGGTCATTCAGATACGCCTATGGAAACCACGCAAGGGTGATTCGCCTGAATATCGGCAGAGTATGCGAAAGCTACAGGATTATTACAGAATCGTTACTGATTAAGATAGAGGTACAAAATGGCGGCAGACGGACAAATTAAGATTAAGGTTACCGTTGACGGAAAAGACGTTCATGTAGCCGCAGGCAATCTCAAAGACTTTGAAAGTGCTGCAAAGGGCGCAGGCAAGAGCGGCAAACAAATGGGTGACGACATTAAGCAGTCGAACACCCAAACAAAGATATTCAGCGACAATCTCAAAGACATAGTCACAGGCTTAGGCTTGGTCAAAATAGCTTCAGCAGCATTCAACGTGTTAAAAGACAACGTCGGTGCTGCTATTTCACGTTTCGACAAATTAAATGCCATGCCACGAGTATTAGAAGCCTTGGGCGCTTCTTCTGACGACGCAGAGAGGGCGACAGCTAGACTGGCAGCAGGTATCGAAGGTTTGCCCACGTCTATGGACGAAATCACAGGCACTATGCAGTCCATGTTCTTGGTCTTTCGTGACGCAGACAAGGCAACAGATTCAGCCTTAGCTTTGAATAACGCCCTATTAGCTTCGGGAACTTCGGGCGGACAGGCAGCAGGTGCTATGGAACAGTATCAGCAAGCACTACAAAAGGGCAAGCCTGACATGATGGAATGGCGCAACATGCAGTCCAACATGAACGTCGCTTTGGACGCTATCGCTACTAAGTTAGGAATATCGATCAATGAACTGGGCAACAATCTGCGTGCTGGCAAAATACCTATGTCTGACTTCAACGACCTGTTAATTGAGGTGGGCAGTTCTACTGGCAGACTAGGCGGTCTAGCAAAAACCATGACAGCAGGTATCGGCACAAGTTTCAATAATCTGAAATTGGCGGTTGTTCGGGGCATAGAAGTTATTATCAGATCTATCGACACTGCTATGCAGAAATTCTCGGGCAAGGGTATTGCAGCGACTCTAGACGGTCTGAAGGTTGTTATACGTAATGTATTTAATGTGATCGCCGACGCTATATCTGTAATCGTGCCTATTATTATGGGAGCGGTGACTGTGCTCAAAGTGTTAATTGAAGTCATTGACTTTCTCATGCCTATTATCTTGGCGGCAGCTACAGCCTTTGTTGTTTGGAAAGCAGCCCTAGCAATCACTTCAATAATCGAGAGCCTGTATATTATGGTGCTGTACGCCATTGACGCTATCGTTGCGCTGACTGCTTCTTCAGCGGTAGCAACAGGAGCGACGGGGTTATTGACAAAAGCGACCACAGCTCTAAATGCTGCATTTGCAGCGAATCCGATCGGCTTGGTTGTGGCAGCAGTTGCAGCTTTGGTTGTGGCGGTTATCGCCCTTGTAAAAGCGTTTGGCAAAGGGAGTAAAGCTGCACAAGAGAATAAGGCAGCTATTGACGAACTGGCAACAGCTAGTGAAAAACACGTGGAAGCGGTAGAAGGTACGATTACTGCATATAGCGATCAGCAGGTTGAACGCAACACAACCTTGCGTGCTATCGACGAAGAAATACGTACTCTAGAGCGTCTATCTGCCAAAGAAAATAAATCAGCTTCGGACAAAATGCTACTGGCGGATAAAGTCGAGTATCTTAATTCTCTCATGGAAGACCTGAACCTGACTTACGACGAAGAAGCAGACGCTTTGAACATGTCTACCACAGCGTTAAAAGATCGTGCTGACGCATTATCTTCTGTTCAGAGTTATAACGACGCAGTAGCACAGCAGTCTGAACTGACTATGGACTTAGCAGAGAATGAAGAACTACTGGCACAAAACAGGGAGCTATTCGCTGAAACTGAAAGGAAATACACCGAGGGTGCAATTACCGACAAATACGCTTATGCTAAGCAGCTGAAAGAATTAGAAGATCAGGAAAAGGCGTTACTGGAAACACAGGGCTACCTGATCGAGCAGCAGGGTTTAGTCAACGCCGAAGTCGACAAGTATGCACCGATCGCTGAAAAGATCATAAAGAAGTATAAGGAACAGAAAAAGAAGGCAGACGGTCTGGTAAAATCGGCTGAAAACCTGACCAAAGAAACCAAAAAGACCACCGACGGTATCGCAAAAAACAGCAAAGAATATGCGGATAATGCTAAAAAAATAGCGACCAATGCTGACAAATATCGTGAGCTTAGTCGTGAGCTGGATAGATTGTCAGGCGTTCAAAAAAAGACTGAACGTGACATGGCGAGAATACAGGCGATCACCGACCTACTGAACAAAACCAACGACGGGCTGAACCTATCCTACGACAGGCAGAACGGCGCAATGAATATGTCCTCGGGCGAAAGACAACGCAGGATAGATCTGATCGCAGAAGAAGCTAGTTATTCTGCTGCGCTTGAAAGACTGCTGGAAATTGAAGAAGACCGCTACACAGCAGAAAGCAGACTGGCAGAACTATCGGACTTCCGTGAAGAATACAACGAGATGATGGCTTCAGGTATCCCGATATCTGAAGAACAGGCAGAGAAATTCGCTGAACTGTGGGCAGAGGAAGAAAACCTTAAAGAGCAGACGCAAGCGTTAGGCGAGCAGTATGGTGACACCCTAGACGCCATGGAAGAATCTGCCGAACGCTTAGACAGCTTGAAGCGTGTCTACGAAACCCTGTCCGACGCACAAGAAGAAGCCTTGGACAAAATGCTGACCAGCATGGACGATTACCGTTCGCAGTCACAGAACATCTTTGAAAAGATCGACGAAGGCAATAAGACCAGCTGGCAAGAGATCATGGACACGCTCAATCATAACGCCGAAGTATTAGCGAGCTACTGGACTAATATCGGCATACTTATGGAGTTAGGCGTTAATGATGGGTTGATACAGCAGCTGATCGACGCAGGTCCGAAAGCAGCAGGCGAAGCAGCAGCCTTGGTTGAAAAGGCTAGTCTATCTGACGCTGATGTCAACGAGATCAACGAAACCTATCTACGAGCAGGACGCATACCCGAAAACGTACTGGTTGCCATGATGAAACAGGCAGGTATACCTGTTAATGACGAAACTATAGCCTTAGTCAAGGGCATACAGTCCACGCTAGAAAATACCATGGGCAACGTATCATGGGCTGACATCGCAGAAATGATACCCGAAGGCTTAATGAAGGGTGCGTTCGGGTCTAAGAAAGAAGACTTCTTAGCTTCTATGGGTCAGCTAGCCAATGACGCCAGCCTGCGCTTTGCACAACACGCAGAAATCAAAAGCCCGTCGCAAGTCTTCGTTCGCTACGGTGGCGACCTGATACAGGGGTTGATCAATGGTACGTCGGGTGCAGTCGAAGCATTGACAAGAGCCATGCTGCATATCAAGAATGTAACGGTGTCGCAGTTCACGAGTATTAAGCAGACGGGCATTACTATCGGTTATGACTTAGTGACAGGTATTGTGCAGGGTATTAGCAGCAACGCATACAGGGCAACCAACGCTGCATACAGCTTAGCGAGTTCGATCACTTCAACGGTCAAGGGTGCCATGAGGATCAGTTCGCCCTCAAAGGTTATGGGAGAGATCGGCGAGCAGATTGTTGAAGGTTTAGGTGTCGGCATTGAGAGCGAAGAAGACAGCGTTTTGAAGCGGTTGGGCAGAATGATCAGCGAAATGCTGGATATGTTCAAAGACATTACTTTTGAGTTGCCTGACATATCTACTGGTGCAGTCCGCTTCGGTAGCGTCAATTCGGCAGCAGGAGCAGCAGGACTAGCCTTTGCAGGTGCAACTGATAGCATTTCTACAGCTAGAGTAACAAATGCGTCTACAGGGAGTACAGGGGCTTATGACGGCATAACACAACACATAACGATTAATTCACCCGAACCTTTAACACCTAGTGAGGTTGCTAGGTTGACTAAGAATGCAAGTAAGCAGCTTGCTATGGAGTGGTAGATCATGACGATAAGAAAATATACAAATGAAAAAGGTGAATCAGTTGAATTTGGTAGAAACACACCTTATAAGGTGATCAGCATTGACGGCGAATCGGCTATACAAAATGTTATCACGTCAAGCAAGAATTATGCTCAAGACGGTGAAAGCATTAATGCTATGGCCTTGGACATTAGGCCTATATTAATTCAAGGTAGGTTGACAGCTAGAAGTAAAAGTGAATTAGAAACACACCGTCGTAAGTTGATACGTGTCTTTAGTCCGAAGTTGAAGGGCAGATACGTAAAGCTAGACAGTGCTGTAGAATATCAAGTAGAGTGTGTAGTAGAATTTGCACCTCACTTTGCTTCAGTTGTAAGAAATGACAAGAGTGTCAATTTTCAGATAAGCCTTATTTGCCCTGACCCTTACTGGCAGTCTGTGACCGAGTCTGAGACTGAGATTGTTACGTGGATCGGGGGCCTAGAGTTTCCGCTCGTGTTTCCGACTCAGTTTTCGACTGCGGGCGAGAAGCGGATTAACGTCATCAATGCAGGCGATGTTGAAACACCGATCAGGGTCGAGATTGCGGCTCCAGCCACGAACCCGAAACTGACACACATCGGGACCGGCGAGTTCATCCGAATTAAGCGCGAACTTACAGGCAATGACGTGCTGGTCGTGACTACGGACTTTGGCAATAAGCGGGTCGAGATTGACGGTGTAAGCAAATTTAACTACATCGATCAAGAGACGACCTTCTTCAGTCTGTTGCCTGGCGACAATATATTGGAGTACACATCGGACGACGAACAGGAAAAAGCACGAGTTCGAATTTCGTACAAGAACAGATATTTAGGAGTATAAGTATGAGCGAGATTTCGAGATTTTACGATAAACGAGCAGGAGACCAAGAGGGCGAGTTCGAGTATCCGTCACATGAATTTGCCGAATACTTTGCGAAGTTCCTGACCGATGGCGTGTACACACAAGGTGGCGATATGGGCCTGAAAGTGACCATGAGCGGACTCACAGCCACGATCGGAGCGGGGTTCGCTTTCATCCGCGGTTACATGTATGCACATGAAGCACCGTTGAAGACGCTGACCTTGTCCGCTGCGAGCACGATTGCAGGCATGGATAGGATTGACAGGATCGTCCTGCGCTTGGATGTGTCTGCGCGCACGATTACAGCTGAGCTCAAGACAGGGACGGCCGCAAGTTCACCTGTAGCTCCGAGCCTGACAAAAGCAGGCGGCGTGTACGAGATCCCGATTGCACGTGTGCTGGTGAAGGCGAACGCGAGCACGGGCACGGTCACGGACGAGCGCGTACCTGTATCGAGCCTGATCGAGATACCGTACGCGGACATGAGGGCGGAGAATCAGGCGGAATTCAATACGTGGATGGATGGCATACAGGAGATTTTAGACAGCTCTACTGCAGGCAACTTGCTCACGCTGATCAACAACAATACGACTGATATCCAGACGCTGACCACAAGCAAGATGAGCAATAGCAGGATAAAGCTATCGACACAGGACGCAGATCTATCGCAAATGGCGGACGGTGACATCTGGATCAAGTACGAGTAGAGGTGTGACTTATGGCTACGGTACAAAAATCAATTTCAGAGTCAAGTTCTTACACCACTCGAACGCTGACAACAACGATAAGCGCACCCGGAATCGGACAGAATGCTGAGATTAGCGTATCTCCAAGCATTGATGCGAGCAAAGTGTCATACGTAATCAACGAGGCGGCGGGAACGATAACAGTCACGCTGACAAATGCGGGCTATACAAGATACACAAGTTATTCTAGCGGTGAATCATGGATGTGTTATTACGTCGGCGGGACCACTGGCAAGACATGGGCGTATCAACGTAATTTCCCATGTGAGAATGTCAGCTCTTACGGCGAAGAGTTTGGAACTCTTACGAGTGAACACTATAACCCACCGTCCACCTACTACACCCACTACTTCGAATATACCATTACCGTCAATTATAAAACTTTCCCCGAATTTGCGGTTAGGCAAAACGGACAATTGAAATCGTCTACAGATGGCTGGGTGCGAGTTAACGGGCAACTGCGTCAGATTCAGCAAATGTGGGCGCGCGTGAATGGAAACTTGAAGGAGGTCTAACATGAATCCCGTTAACATCATGGATCGCAACTTCAATTTTCTCGGGCAGATCGACAACTACACGAGCTACATGCCGTCGAAGTCGTGGTACGGGATTGGTGACGTGGAGCTACACATACACCAGTCCGCGCGCCATACTGAACACTTGCAGAAAGAAAATATCATCTACACGAGCGCGGACAAAGCTTACATCATTCTGCATCGCGAGTTGAACTCCGAGACAGGAAAGATGGTCATAAAGGGGCGCGAACTGAAGTCGTATCTGTCACGCTGGCTTATCTATCCCCCGAGCGGTGTCGCATACTTCAGCCTGAATGCTGCGCCCGAAACGATAATGAAGGCCTACGTCGAAGCCACACTTGAGCGCAAAGGTGTGACCGAGATCGTGGTCGCACCCGATTTGGAGCGCGGAGAGAAAACCAGCTATCAGGCACGGTACAAGAACCTTGCTGATGAACTCGAAAAACTGAGCTTGGATTCAGGGCTGAACTGGGATCTGAGACTGGACTTCGACGCAAAGAAGTTTGTATTTGACTGCTACGTCGGCTTGGATCGAAGTGCGGATCAGGACGAGAATGCAAACGCTATCTTTTCCGTGGATTACGACAACATCACGAGTCAGAAGCTGGTCGACAGTCGGCTTGACTATTCGAACGCGGCTTTAGTTGCAGGTCAGGGTGAGGGGGAATGGCGTGTCGTCGAGGAGGTTGGCGAGACGGACGCGGGTCTGGACTCGTATGAGACTTTTGTTGACGCGCGCGATATCGAATACGACGAGTACCTGGCTGATAGAGGTCGACAGAAACTAGCGGAGCTGCCTGAAAAGCTGAGCTTCGATTCGGTTGTTGATACGACAAAGAATTTGAAATACGGCACGGATTTTAACCTCGGCGACCTGGTCACGATCGCAAACAAGAGCTGGGGCATCACGACTGACAGGATCATAACCGAGATCAAAGAGATCTATGAACCTGACGGATTCAGACTCGAGGTTGTATTCGGTGAGGGTTTGGTCACGATACAGGACAAGATCAAGCAACTGGTTGACAGCCCGATTGCAGAGGACGGCGGTGGCGGGGGGACCGGACTAAACATCATCGGCGAGCTGGAGTCAGAAGAAGAATTGCCCGATGAAGGCTTGCCTGGAGACGCTTATCTGATAGAAGGTGATTTGTGGGTATGGTCAGACACAGGCTTTGCTAACGTTGGGAACATACAGGGTCCGATAGGACCTGAAGGCCCTCAAGGCCCGAAAGGAGATACCGGAGAGCAGGGTCCAAAAGGAGATACCGGGCCACAAGGCGAAACCGGACTACAAGGTGTCAAAGGTGATACTGGAGCACAAGGCGAGATTGGACCAAAGGGTGACACGGGCGATACGTGGAAACCGTCTGTAGACGCAAGCGGTTACTTAACATGGGCTAAGGATAGTGGCTCTACTACTCCTACAGCAAGAAGTATTAAAGGTGATAAAGGGGATAAGGGTGATACTGGAGAAAAAGGTGAACCAGGTACACCAGGAACAAACCTAAATCTTAAAGTAAGCAGACAATACGATACTTACGAAGATTTACCAGCAACGGCAGACATAGGTTATATGTGCCTTGTTGGATTTGACTTGCACATATTTACTGAAAACGGATGGGTAAACGCAGGAAAATTAACAGAAATAGACCTTGATTTGTATGCACATATAGACGGTGGATTATTCACAGACGAATACGGAGTAATTATCGGAGAATCGGGCTTAGAAGCATTGCAAAATCATATTGTCGATGATGATACTCATGCAAATTTAATTATTGATGGAATGGAGATATAATATGAAAATTAAATTAAAAAGAGGACTTAGTAGTAATATCACTGCGGTCAACTTAGACCAGGGTGAGCCTGCATTTTGCACAGATACGGGGAAACTATATATAGGTGACGGGACAAATAATGTTCTTGTGAATCCTGATGGAGGCACAGCAGAAACAGCTAATAAACTAGCAATAGCGAGGTCTATCAGCTTGACTGGTGATGCCACAGGTTCCACTAACTTTGACGGTAGTGCTAATGTCAGTATCAGCGTAACGGTGGCTGACGATAGCCACAATCATATTATTTCAAACGTAGACGGTCTGCAATCTGCATTAGATGGCAAGCAAGCGTCATTAGGATTTACCCCACTAAATGCCAACTTGAAGGGTGCGGTAAACGGGGTAGCAGAATTGGATGTGACAGGAAAAGTGCCTGCTTCACAATTGCCCTCCTATGTGGATGATGTCGAAGAACATGACAACCAAGCAGGGTTCCCTGCCACAGGTGAAACAGGGAAAATTTACGTAGCGAAAGATACAAATAAAACTTACCGCTGGTCTGGTAGTGGTTATGTTGAAATAAGTGCTTCGCTTGCTTTAGGAACGACTTCCTCTACGGCTTTTAGGGGTGACTACGGCCAAACCGCATATACACACAGTCAGTCAGCACACGCTCCGACTAACGCACAAAAGAACAGCGATATAACCAAAGCAGAAATTGAAGCGAAACTGACAGGCACAATCACTACACACTCCCATACCGTAACCAAGGGAGATGTAGGGCTGGGCAATGTCGCGAACGAGAGTAAGGCAACAATGTTCACTTCTCCAACATTTACAGGCACACCAATTTCCACTGTTGCTGCCAAGGGGACTAACAGCGCACAGATTGCAACTACATCTTACGTGATGACAGCATTGGGGGATTATGTCAAAACAACTGACACAATAGATGGCGGCACATTTTAAGGAGTGATGATATGGCACATAAAATACAAATAAAACGAGGGAATAAGGCGAATTTACCAACGCTTGATGTTGGCGAATTTGGGCTATGCCAAGATACAAACGAACTGTTTATAGGCAATAGTGGAAACCAGAAGATATTCCCACCAACAGCACCGACAATATCCGATGTTGAGGGTCTACAAACAGCACTAGACAACAAAGTAGACGATAGTCGAGTATTAACTAATGTGCCTGTAGACGCAAAATTTACCGATACTAAATACACAGCGGGAACGAATGTCAGTATAAGCGGTACGACGATATCCGCAACCGATACTAAATACACAGCGGGTACCAACGTGTCTATTTCAGGCACGACTATTTCGGCGACGGACACAAAGACAACGATCAACGGCAAGACAGGTGCGATTGCTAAGGCGGATATAGTAGCACTTGGAATACCGGGGCAGGATACGACATACGGTGACGCAAGCACGTCAGCTAAGGGAATCGTCAAGCTATCGACAGCCACGGACAGCACGAGCACGACACTTGCGGCGACACCGTCAGCGGTTAAAGCCGCTTACGACCGAGCAGACGCAGCTTTTACGTCAGCCAGTAACGGAAAAACAGCCATAGGAGCTGCGATTACTGGCGTAGACTCTAGTGTCGTGATTCCTACTGATCCGACATTTGCACAGTTGGCGACAGCGATAGGGCAGATAAGCTCAGGGAAGAAGTGGGCGAGTGGGAGTGAAACTATCACTACTGGTAATAGGCTTATTAAGAACAATTTGAACTTTAAACCTCGATTTGTAATGTCATTCATAAAGCCCTATTCCACAGCCACAGAAGCGGTCAGGTATGTAAATTTGGCAATAGGCGAATTTTACACATCAAATTTCCCATATAATACTTTTGTAGGGGGTTCAGTAGGTTCTGGTGGGAGAGGTATTGCGGATAATGATACTAGCCAGTCGTTGTTTTTTGGTGGTTTTGACATAATGTTAAGAACCCACAACAGCTATGCCGACAATGGAGGTACAGTTAGCTGGTGGGCCTACGAATAAAAGGAGAACAAACACATGCAAATAGGCAGACGAATATATTACGATACAATCACTGGCAACGTTCTGACCGACACAGGCGAGCAACAGGGCTTTGTCAAGCCGACCACAGTCGAACAGGACATAGCGACTTACTCGGTGCTGTCCGAGCGTAACCGAGAAACGTTCGACTATCTCGAGCTTGAGTTTGGCGAGCTTAGACAGGACTTCATGGAATGCGACGGTTACAGGGTCAATCCTGATACACAAGAGCTGGAGTTTTCCTATCCTGATCCTGACGCAGAGCCGCCAGTAGAACCTGTGTATGAAGCACCGCTAAGCCAAAGAATGGCTGAATTAGAAGCAACGATTGACGCACTCTTGGGGGTGGAAGCATGAGCAGAATCGAACTGGCACGAGCCTTTAGCAGACTGAACAAAATCACGCTTGACAAGCAGATCCACGCCTTGACACCGACTGAGATCCTATCAGTCGAGCCATTCGTTGAGGACTGGCAAGCAGGTGAATTTGTCAAAGGTGACGTCCGCAAGCACGACGGTCAGGTTTGGGAGTGCGCACAGGGTCACAGTAACGCCAACAATCCCGACATAGAGCCGGGAAAGTCGCCCGCGCAGTGGTTCCCGTATCACAGTAAATCGCCCGAGTATGCTAAACCTTACGTACCGCCACAAGGCGCACATGACGCATATCAGGAGGGCGAGTACTGTATCTACGCCGACAAGCTCTACATGAGCAAGATCAACGCCAACACGTGGACACCGACAGGGTATCCACAGGGGTGGGAAGTGATCGAATAAGGAGTAACATATGACAAAACTGTATATTAGTCCAACTAACCAACCAAACACTTACCCAAACGGCAAGACAACCGAACAGAAAGAATGCGCTAAGATTGCTAAGACTATCGGCAAGTATCTATCTGAATACGACGTGACTTATCAGGTCGGCGACGAAACTAAGATGATGTGGATAACTGACGCCAACGGAAACCTGACAGGTGGCAGAATTAAAGACGCTATCGCATGGAAAGCTGACTGGTATTTTGAGATTCATACCAACGCTGGTAGCAAGACAGCCACAGGTGCAGTATCTATCGTGCGGACAGGCATAGCTGACAGGGAGCGCATGGCTAATGCTTTGGTGGGCGCATTAAACGCCCTTGCGGTAAAAGCTAACCCTGCATTCAGGTCGAATCGATCGGAAAGCATTAAAGAAGGTTACACCACCCATTGGGGAGCAGTTCGATATCCTGAACTGGGCGGTGTCAAGGGTATGCTGTTGGAAGTCAATTTTCACGAAAACCCTGCTGTTGCTGAATGGATAATTGCCAACACAGATAGTATCGGCAAGACCATAGCTGACACCATAGCTAAGGAATTGAAGCTAAAGAAAAAGACCACGACAACCACAACAACTGTTGAGCCGACACGTTTTCCAGACGTACCGAAAACACATTGGGCTTACGACCACATAGAAAACCTTGCAGAAGCAGGACTGATCAAAGGCTATGCAGACGGTACATTTAGACCTGACGAACCGATAACGAGGGCGCAGGTTTGCAAGATAGTAGATTTAGCTATGCAGCTAATGAAAAAGTGATAAACTGAAGATAAGAAAAAGAGCAGGGAGCAGGAGCGTATGACAGGGATTACATTGCAGGTAGCAGCTGATCATTTGTTCAGCATGAACGACATTCTATATTGGGTGGGAGCAGCTATATCTATCATATCTTTAGCGACTATGATTATTCTGCCCTTGCGCAAAATGCTGAATAAATTCAACGCAGAACTGAAGACGTCGCAGGAATTTATCAGGCAGCAATCAGAGCTGAACGCTGAATATCAGGCGCTTATCCTAGAGAGTAAGCAGGACAGACAGAAGCTGAACGAAGACATAGCTGCAATTAAAACTGCTACCCTGACACAGATCAAACTGGAGATCAACAAAATCTGCGATCGAGCTATTGCCCGAGGATTTGTGTATTCGTGGGAGTGCGACATTGTAGAAATCTTATTTGAAGCCTATGTACCTTTGGGCGGTAATAGCAATACACAAGCAAAGGTGCTACGACTACGAACTATGGAAGTGAAGTATGGCACAACAGAAGAAGACTACGAACGACAATAAACTGGAGA